GGTATCAAGTGCTGCGCTCGTTGTTGCCATAAGAACCGGTGCCGAGTGCATTGTACTCGTGCCGTCGTAGAGACAGAGCGCATATCTGACAAGGAACGGATATATGAACTTACCTTTATTGATATCTATTGCACCGCCTGTACGCTTGCGATAGAAACTGCCTTGATATAGTTGGCTTGTAAATTTTGTTACCTCTGCCATGACCGCCGTTGTCAGCGAAGTCACAGCCCTCTCGCTTAATGTTTCTTCCGCCTGTACCGCCTCATCAAGGGCCACCTTAATGCGATCCATGCCATTATCTGTATCGCCGTCCTGTACCATTTGTCCTTCGATTGCAAATTGGAGGTTTACTTCGGGCAGGTGGTTTCCGAGATTAACATAAGCATCCTCTTTCCAGAGGAAATAAAACATGCCGTCCGGTGTGAGACACAGCAGCGTATTGCCCACTGCTGCCAGTTGATATATTTCGTTGGTGGAAAAAGTATCGCTCACGGCCGTCTTAACGCCCGTGCTCCCGTCAATATAGTAAAGAAGAAAGCCATCATTCTCGTTTCCTTTAACAACAATGTAGTGCAGATACCCTGTATTCTTGTGGATAAAAGACAGTGTTTCATCTCCCGCGATTGTGATTGTCTGCCCATTAACAGTCACCTCGGAACCATCGTGAAGCGGCGTCAGAGAGCCGTCAGCGTCGATGGCTATATTCGTTGCCTGTGCCAGGTCTCCGTCAGGCGAAGCATAATCGGAAGGGACAGTAGTCACTCCATTATATTTGATATCTTTTATCATTGCAGAAAGGTTATATGGTTAAGAGGGCATTACTATTGAAGAAGCGCCTTTGCGTATTCTATATAAATCTTCGCCTTGTCGGGGCTGCCAAGTGCCATACACGTCAGTGCGGCAGCATACTGCACTATAGCCGGTTTAAGTTTAGGCGGGAGTGCAATAGTTTCTAAATTATCGCTCGTGGTAATAGCCGGTTTGGGGATATAACTTGCCGTCATCGTGCCATTGGACGGGTAAAGTTCCAAAACAAGCCCAGTTGGTTTCGCCACCATCACGGCTACCGGTTTATATATGTTACCCGTAACGCCTTCGTGCTCCGACGCCATTTGTGTGTATAGCGGGTCAACGGGTGTAATAGGAACGACTACAGGCCGTTTCCAGGTGCTGAGTTTAATATATGCCAAACGAAGAAAGTCACTTGGCAGTGCCAGTGCGCCGTTGGCGATACTGCCCGGAAGCACTTTCCCCCCGTCGGTCATCGACAAGGGAGCCTGTTTGCATATAATCGCAGCCGCATCTTCTATCTTGCTGTGTATAATCTCATTGATGGCAATAGCGTCGGTGTCTTGCTGTTGAATGAGAGCTGTACTGTTGTCATTCTCATCAAGCGCGATGCGGATATCCTGCATGAGTTCAGAGACGTTGTAGGTAATCATGGTTTATGAATTTAAGGTTGTACTGGCAATGTCGCTACGTTCTGCTGCGCCTCAGCTTGCCCTTCGGCCCCTTGTTGAGCCATCTGCTGCGCCTGCTCTTCTTGCTTAACCTTGATGGATTGCAGAAGCTCATCGGAGAATGGGAAAGTCCCTACTTCAAGAGCCTGGTCTACTGTGATGAGACCCATTTGAAGCAGTTGCATAATAAATTCGTTGGCCATCTGTCTGTAGACGGGTGTTGTTGTGCTTTCTTGCACAGATAAATCAAACTCTACATCTTTAATTGTTTCCGGGTCGAAGAAAATGTGCTCGCTCTTCCTTCCGGCGATATTGATGACGCGTTTTTGGTCGTAATACTGCTGCATATTCTTAATATCCTTGTAGGCGCCATCAATGATGAACGATGAGAATGATTCGAGGATATCCAACAGCGAGACGGTGGCGTTCTGGGTCTGCTGTGCATAGAGCGACGCTGCCATACCGGAATACCCCGGCTTCCCTTGTAACGCGCCATTAACTCCAGAGATATCCTCAATAAGTTTCAGCTCGATATTCAGCAGTTCTGTGATGCCTACATTTGTGGCGTTTTGTGAGATTTGCTGTGGCATCGGTACGCCCGGCTTGGCTTTGATTGCGATAACCCCATTGAAACGCGACCACTCGTCAGCGACATCTTCAAGGCTCATACCTTCAGGCAAGCAATCTTGAGGGAACAGGAGAACGCCTTTTGCCGAAGCCCGCATTATCCAGTCGTGCATCGTGACGAGACGATTAATATAACGCTGTTGGTCGATGACATCACCAACATAAGAGTGAGCCTCTCCGTCGATACCAGGATAAACAAGGAAGGAGTAGGGATGCGATTTATGTTGAAACGGCGTCTCGCCCTCGTCAAGAATATCTCCAAAAGGAGACAGGAAATAATAATACCAATAATCGTCCATGAACCATTCCGCCTGTATCAGCGGCGCCTCCTCGTCGGGTATTCCTGCCTCCCTGCATCTGCGCAGTCTGTCTGCGTTGACACTGCCGACGAGTTCATTATAATCTTCAATATCAATTTTGAATATTTCTCCCGTATTATAATCGTGGCATCGGTAGCGCGGCTTCTGTTCTTTTCGCCACACCTCTATCACGCGGCATACATTACCTGCGGCCGGCACCAAGAAATCAAGGTTTCGCGTTGTTGTCTTCTTGTTAAACTGTTCGTAAACAAGTCCTATATTCTCTTTGCTTTGCGCATCTTTGTAGATGTTATACAGTATTTGATAATCCTCCCTATTTTTTGCAAACTGCGAGCATACAGCATTGAAAGAGACGTCGTGGATTTCACCAAGGCAAGACACATCCCATCCGCGGAAGTCACGCATATTGTTGTCTACAAAGAAATTATCTGGCTGAACATAGTCAGTCCAGCAGTCAAGACGCTCATTACGCCAACCGTACGATTTGCGATGGACGACCACCGCCGAGATTAGCAGCTCTTCGAGTGAACGGGCGTTTATCTCCTGCATCTTATTCGCCTGCCAGTTGTACTGAAGTAATGTAGACATTGTTTCGCCGAGTGTCTGCTCGTCTCTATCTCTTGCCACACAAGTCGGCTCTTTGGACTGTGAACGATAAACGCCAACAATATTACGTACCAAGCGTCGGATGATATTATTTTTCAGAGGCACGCTACCTTGGTCGCGTATATATTGCTCTTCTGTTTTTGTTTTGCACTCACAGCCATCTTCATGAATAATATCACCCCATTGGTCGCCATAACAATAGCGTTTACATCTCTCACGATTATATCTAAACTCAGCGAGATTATCCCAATACCGTTGTGCCTCCATGAGGATAATCATTCCCCTGGTGCGGTTATTGTCTTTCCTGCTCTCCCGTTTTACGGAGTCCAGTTGCCGCTCGGTAATGCGGCTAAGAGGTCGAATTACGCTTTTAATCATTTTCTTCCAATTTGGAACAAAAGTAGGTTAAAGCGTAAGTCTTCGGCGGTTATCTGTTAATCATGTGTAATAGGGAAACATGTGATTATTGGCATCGCCTTGCCGTAAGGCGTGTCAACAGCAGGACCTACAGGGAATGCCTTGCAGCGCTCGCCGTGAAGGAATCTCCTTGCAAGTATCGTGCTCCAAAGGCGCAGGGTTCCTGGCGTCCTGATATGCCGGTGCGTCTCACGGCAGACGTTCTTGTGTGCGTTCTCTGTATCTTGCCCTCGTATCTTGCGGTAGATTATCGTTTCACCATTGAATGTGGTTATATCCACCACATCGCCCGGAGTAAGATGCAAGGTGCGCACAATCTGTTTAGCGATGTCAATCTTGCCGTTGAGGTAGAATGTGATAGCTGGTTTGCGAGTATTCATGACTTGTTGATATTAGTTAAACCATAGGATAGAAGGACAGCCCTTGAAGCCCTTTTGCCAAATAAACCATGCGTATGCGGTTGCGGAGGAGCCGATGCTGGCGAAGTCTCCATTCATAGCGCATTTAAGGCGCGAGCGACTGACCCATACGCGGACGGGCGGATTTGCGCGGAACAGCTCTGCCCGCCGTTGTCCTTCGAGAAATGTGAGTTTAAGAAACATGGCAACCTTGTGTCCTTCTACAATCATCTGCAGGGCTTGTTCGACGAACTCCTGCGCCCTGCTATAGGGTGGATTGGTGATGATATCACCGGACCACGTCTCGTTATTGAAGAAAAGGAAGTCGGCCTGTTCTCCGTACCCACGGTTAACAATGTCACGTGAGACCACCTCGTAGCCGTGTGCTATGAGTTGGCGACTGATATGGCCTTCGCCACACGCCGGCTCGAGGATAGGATTGGAGAATGTCTCTATCTTGCAGAGCCAGTCGGTGGCCGCCGGTTCCGTGGCATAATAATCCTCCTCTTGACGTTCATGATCCGCGTGGTTTGAAGCACCGATGGTCTTGAAGATGCTATTCTTGTTGCCGGTCCAGTCTTTAGGCATGGTAGTGACAAAAATTTTGATAGTGGTTTTCTGTCTTTCTTGTCATAACAAATCCTTTTCTTT